TACATCTTGAAAATAGATGTTAATTTTACTGTTACTATAAACTAAAGTATCTTTCTTAGGCTTTGTAGTAGTTTCTTCTTCATAGTCATAGTCATAATCATCATTGCTATAATCATCATCACTATCATAATCTTCAGTTGTTGGTTCTGTGGTTGTTTCATACATATGAAGTTTTAAATTGCTACCAATTACATTACTGTATAAAGTTTCTATATCATTTTTTAATTTTACATCACCACAAAATTCTAATTCATAAACATTACTATATGCTATAAATTCAACAGTATGAGAATAGTTGTTATTGTCTGTATGTATAGTATCTAGTGCATCTATGCCATCAAACAGTTCAAATATTTCAGATTGTTTATTTTTATAGTCTGCTTCATTGTCAAAATATTCTTTATCTTTTTCTAGAGTAACAAAACTTCTTTGAATTCTAACCCATAATGTGATATATGAATCACCATTGTCTATGTTGTAACAGCAATCAGTATCATATATTTCACCATCATTGTAATCATCTAAAGTCCATTTTTTATTAATTGGCAAAACCATATCTGTAAATTCTTTAGAACTATTTGTTTTAAGTAATGATTGGTCGAAAGAGATAGTAGTTTCTACATTGCTAGAGTTATTTTTGTTTTTGTCTTTTATTTCCTTTTTCCCACCACTAGTAGTAAGCATTGATAATGTAATTACACCAACAATAAATATTGAAAAACATATTATAAATATTTTTCTTTTATCCATAAAAATACCCCTTTTTATTTAGTATTCACTTTTCTTTCTGTAAGACTATCAACATTTGATGATGTTCTCACATTTGTATATACAGTGTCTATATCAGATGAATATTTTTTATTTCCTGTAAATGTTAGTTCATAGTATGTGTTATAAGTAACATAGGCAGTCATACGCTTATATTCATTATTTTCTATGTATGCGTTTTCAAAAATAATGAGATTATCATAATCATAAATATTAGAAAAATAATCTTTATAATTTTTTTCCTTTTTAAAGAAGTAATCTTTTAACTCCTTATATGATTTATAATTATTGTAAGTTCTAAATGTTATTGTTATGTTATCATCCACATCTTTATCTTTATCAACATAGAAATAATAATAACAATCGTCTATTGTTGAATGATTATAAATTTTCCATTCATCATTGATATAAAGTAAAAAATTATCTACTGATTTAGCATCATTTGCTTCTAAAAGTGATGGATTAAAATTTGTTTGTTCAACTTTTTCTTCAGTCGTTGTTTTCTCTTGATAATCATTATTTTTATCATAATCAACAACTGTTGTTGTTTCTGTAGTATCATTATTTTTATTTGAGGATGTTATTTTATCACAACCAGCAAATATTAGTGAAAAGAATATCATACCAAAAACAAACACTAAAAAACCTATTGCAATTTTTTTACTTGCATTCATAATAATACCCCTTTTTAATAAATAATTTTAATTTTTGTAACTGATTATATAATTATTTCACCTCAAATCTATAACTATAATTCTAGTTTTTTCTTTGCTATGAAGTTTTCAAACTGCTTGTACACTTGAATTTCTAATGAAGATGTTAGAAATTTATTCCTACTGTACAGCAGTTTCATTCTTTCGGCTCTAATCTTAGAAGCTGAATAACTTATAGAACATAGCTTTTGTATTTGTTCTGCTGAATGAATATCTAATGCCCAAAGTACACACGCCGGAGCAAGTAACCTACTTGCGAATATGTCAGCTTGTGTTTCTTCCTCAGGTTTAACTACATTAAATGTTCGGTTATATTCACCATTGGTGAGAGGATGGCCAAGATAGATGTGGCCAAGCTCGTGTGCAATAGAAAATCTAATTCTTTCTCTGCTCATACTATCATCATATATAATGTACCACTTATCTGATATTAACATTGTTTTTGCAAATTCTTTGTTATTTAATAAATGCACTGTGCTATTTTTAGCGAGTGTAATATTTTCGTCTTTACAAATTTTAGTTACTGACACCGGTAAACTAGTAATATTATGATTAATAAGAACATTCCAAGATGCGTTTCTAGCATCTTTATATTTTCCATAGTTAGTTAGCATTAGAATCACCTCACAGATATTATCTGTGTAGGTGATCTTTTTATTCACTAATTAAAACTATTGTCAAAGGTCATCATCAGATGATGGCTGTTTCTGTGATTGTAATAGTTTTAATTGTTCAGCAGTAATAGTTTCTTTATATGGCTTATGGTAATCAGAACTCCTTGCTACTGATTTAACTTCAATTAATGATGGTACATTAAGTAAAGTATCAACAGCATTCTGCATATCGGGTCTTGAACGATAAGCTAATATAAGTTGTTTTTCATGTTCACTTAATAGCAAATTATTATTTTGTTCATTATTTATATTATCTTCACCAGTAATTAAAACAACAGGATTTAGTTTAAGTGCTTTAGACAATAGAGCAATTTTATCTCTCTTCATATTAGATATGAAGCCATCTTCCCATTTTTTTACTGTACTTTTGCTGACACCAACAATCTTACCTACTTCTTCAAGAGTTAAACCTAATTCTTTTCTTCTATCACTAATTAATTTGTTTATTTCCATTTTAATAAATTCCTTAACTAAATAAATTTAAAGTTATGCTTTTAATAACCAATAATTCTAAATAAATATGATTTATATGGTGAATAGAAAAGCAAGATATTAACTTTGATGTATTAATTATATATTGTTAGTTTCAAAAAAGCAACTATTTTTTCAAAAAATAATAAAAAAGTTTCCTTTAAGGGTTGACAGAACATTTATTTTAAGTATAATAAAAGTATCCTAAAGGAAACTAATAAGGAGTGATATAATGAATATGGCAGATTTAAAGGCAGAAATTGCACGAAAGAATTTATCAATTCCACAGTTAGCAAGACTTGTTCATATGGATAAGAAGACCTTATATTCTCGAATCAACGGAAATACAGATTTTAAGCAATCAGAAATCGCATCAATTTCCAAAGTTCTCGAATTAAAGCAAAATGAAATTATGTCGATTTTTTTTGCTGATATGGTTTCTTAAAGGAAACGAAGAGGTGATATGTATGACAACTGATGAAAGAGAACATTTACTGTTAGATGATAACGGTGAAATGTATGTAAATGTACCGGTTAAGGTTGCATCTAAGTACCTTAATATCTCATATAAGAGTTTGTATGAGATGTTAAAACAAGACAAATGCCCTTTTGGTACATCTGTACAGACTGAAAAAGGAGTGTGGGTGTTTAATATTCCTTGCGAAAGGTTGATAGCATATGCAAGGGGTACTGACCTATCACTTAACAGTAATTTATCATTACTGAATGATATGGTCAGTAACCTTGTTACTGCACTCCAAGGTGCGACACAATGACACTTAGAATTAATACTACTTATAATGCAGTAATTAAAGTTAGAAATGTTAAAGAAGCCTATGTGTTAGGAAATCTGCTTGTAATAAAGCAGATGGACAACCGTAGAACATTTTACGATTACAGCAGAATCAGAAGTGTTATCCGTATAGGCAGAAGAAAGAAGGTGTAACCGTTGGATTTTACAAATACTGTATTAGTAATCATAGCATTACTAGTTGTTATTGCAGGACTTGCTATTAAGTTAAGCAATGAAATTGAGATGCACAAAATATATCAACAAGCTTTTAATAGGCAAGTGAACGAAAACAAACATATTTTAAACTTAGCTAAAGAAGCACAGAAGTTTAATGAAAATATGTTAAAGGAAAAAGAAAATCTTATTAATGAACTTAATGCTGAGAAAATGGAAAACATAAAGCATTTAAATGAAATTGAAAAACTGAAATCTAAACCAACTATTACAGGTAAATTTGATTCAGTTGTTAGAGGTGCTAATGATGAAGAAATTTAGACTAACCGGTTTAATTCTCTCAGTTGTCATAATTGCAGTAATTTCCGAACTAAATAACATCACACTGTTTAGTAAGTTTGGTGGTATTACTTTGATACCGGTGCTTTATTTCCTTGCTACATATGTAGTGCCACATATGGTTAAGGATTATGTTAATGGGTGGAAAGAAATCATTGATGATAAAGAAGTGTGCTTTACCAAGGATGCATATTTAACAAGATGTATTGAAGAAGCTACCGGCGAAAAAGTAGAGACACTTGAAACAACTGTTGAGGGTGAAGAAGTAAATGACTAATTTTGAAAGAATCAAAGAAAAAGATATTAGTGAGTTAGCACGATTTATGGCATATACAACTATTTGTGATATATGTCCGAACTGCAACTGTAAAGGTACTAGTATCGAAAGTCCACCTATTTCTGTATGTGCTCGTAGCTTTAAGAAGTGGCTAGAAAGTGATGAAATATGAAGGTCATAGAAGAAACACAAGACAGATTTGGCAGATACCCTATTATTTTCAAGGGCAAAAATGTCAAATTAGAGGATATTCACAATTGGCTTTTCTCTCATTATCAAGGTTATAAATTCGCAATAGTTATTGATGAAACTATTGATGAATTTGAAGAACAATTCACCAAATTGGTGTATGTTTATTTTCTTGATGAAATAAAAGAAGAGTTAGAGGCTTATTGTAAATAAGCAAGTTACAGGCAAGTTAATTGGGGTGTAATTTTAAATATGGATAAATATAATCAATTAGAAGAACTAGACAGACTAGCTTATAGTTTTGGCAATACCGATAAGATGATGATGGCATCATTACATTTTGAAGAGAGAGCATATGTAACTACATTAGCTAGTTTGTACATGATGTACGATTTAGTAGGCGTACATATAAAAGATAAGGTCGTTAAGATTAAGCAAGATGCCTTGAAGGACTATCGAACTATACATAGTGAGTTGTATTTTGAAAGGCTGAGTTATCAGCAGTGGCAACAGTCAATCAAGGCTACGGAAAGACAGACTAGAGAGCTTACGGAAACTCTTAAAAGTGGTGACTTGCAGAAGTCACTAGAACTAGCATTAGATGTTATTGATACTCTACTAAAGACTAACACATTAGTTAATCTATATAGAACTGTTATGCAAAGTGCTGTTACTGATGATGAAATAGATTCAGCAGTAAAAGACTATGCTGTTGAGCATAATCTTGAATTGGATAGTAAAGAGATAGAGAAGATAGTATATATGTTTATCACAAGTCTAGGTACATCAGAAGATTTGTTGTGTTTCAAATCTATGACTAAAGAAGAAATTGAAGAGTATTCTAAAAGACTTCCAAAGCGTGAAGTTGACGGTATCAGAACAGAGATTAGTGAAGAATACTTAAAAGCCCTATCAGCTAGTTAAGCTGATAGGGTACATATGGGATTGTTGAATAATTGGTAATTCATCAGATGAACCGTTCGTGTCTGATATGTAAGTTCAAGTCTTACCAATCCCACAACCACCTCTGCAAGTTACTAAAATCAATTTAAGTGTATCTCCTAAGTTCTAAAAGATAGAAAATCCTTCACGCAGAGGTTTATGCAACAAAGGAGAAGGTTACTACATATTCGTAGTACCTTTGTTGCTAAAAAAATGGAACTGTAGCATAATCGGTAATGCGTTGAAAAATTCGTACATTTCAAAATGCAAGTTCAAGCCTTGCCAGTTCTAACACTTCCGTCTGCACATCAAATTGTGATATTCCTTCATTTCATAGATTATATTTTTAGTTTTTTGGATCTCCTGTTTTTAAGTCCTTCAACGCAGACGGACATAGTCAAGGGAAGGCTACTACTTTTGTAGTACCTTGACTATCACATATGGAACTTTAGCTTAGGGAAAGCGTTGTAAAGATGTTAAGATGCCCATCTGATACATTACAAAGAGTTGGATCATGCCCAACAAGTTCCGGACTGGTTTATTTTCTTGCGTGACTATTTTTATAGATGTTGCAGTAGTCACGCACATATGGAACAATAGCATAATTGGTAATGCGTTAAAGCATCCCTGTACACTTTAAAGATATAAGTTCAAATCTTATTTGTTTCACCAAAGTTGTTAGTGGATTTTAGAATCTCCTAGTTTAAGTCAAAATTATATATAAAAATGTCACCAAACACTAACAACTTAATACAGCGAACAGAATGTTTTAAACTGCTGGTAGTATAAGGGGCGGTGGCTGTGACACTCACCATGTGTCACCCCCTTGTACTATTTTCAAAATGTCCGGCAATAGCATAAGTAATGCACAATATTATCTAGGTGCAAATCCTAGTTGCCGGTCGGTTATCTACCTTTATTTTATACTGTTTCGTGGTGGTGCATATCACACACTGCACCACCAAATCTGCAGTGGCCAAGCTGGTGGTTTATTGAGTTCAATCCTCAACTACTGCATACCATGGTGAGCCATTGGCTTATTTCCTTCTTTGATTTTAGGTCCTATCTTTTACGGATAGGACCTAAGGAGAATTAATAATGAAATTTAAATTAGACAATTACAATAAATATAGAAATAACAAAGTTGAATATGATGGCATTATCTTTGATAGTAAGAAAGAAGCTAAAAGATATGCTGAACTAAAATTACTTGAAAGAACCGGAAAAATTAAGGAATTAAGAAGGCAAGTGCCGTTTACCCTTATTCCTAAAATTCTTGATCAGAATGGCAAGTGCCTGCAAAGGGCATGTAAATATTACGCAGACTTTGTTTACAAATTTAATGGGAAGTTGGTTGTTGAAGACACCAAAGGTGTCAGAACAGCTGAATATAAAATCAAAAAGAAACTGATGTTATATCAACATAACATCATTATCAAGGAAATTTAAGAGGTGAACTATGGATATTAAAAAGATAGTTAATATCTGCAAAAAGAAAAGTGCTTTTCGTGTTAATAAAACTAATGACGGTTGCCAATGGTTTGGTGACGGTAAAGCTATGTATCTACTTTCTCCGGATATTCCATTTCTATCTGTTGAAGTTATTAGTGGCTTGTATGAACTCAGCAAAGACAAAGTAGAAGTAGGATATAGGCTTCATTGTTCTTTGTCACCGGGTGAATTAGAATTACTTGCTGACACTACGGAAGATGAAGAAATGTTAGTGCCATTACATATGAATGTTGTTTATGGTGGTACATTGTTATTGCCATTTCGGTCTAGTCAAGGTTTAATACTCATTGATAGTGAGTATTTGAACCCATTAGGAAGTAAACCAAGTGAATTAATGTTTACTTTGCGTGGCGAAAACATTGTTGCAATAAAGAACGGAATGCTTATTACTGCTATAATTAGTGCTTATGATGTTAATAGAGATGATGACTTTACGGAAGAGTTAAAACAGTTGTATAAGCTTAATTCAATCAGCCGAGAAAAAGAGTTTTTGAAAAATAAGAACTTTGATGAAATGGAAGGTACATCAGATGAACAGGAAGAGCTGTGAGGGTTGCCTTTACTATAAAGACGGCAATGGCAGACGAAAGAAAAGCAGTTATGAAAGATTTTGCCATTACATGATTGATGAAGGTAAGCCAAGGAACTGCGACCCAGCAAATTGTGATAAGAAAGTTATTGATTTACCTATTCCCAGATTGGGAGCATTACCACTTCCAAGAAGGTGATAATGTGAACGGTAGAATAAGGTTATTGACCATTCAAAAGCTTTTGTTGAAGAATGGAAAGACAACTGTTAAAGAGATACAAGCTGAAATTTTTAATTTATATAATGAAAAAGCAGAAAGAAAGGCTATCTATAAAGATATTAGAGCATTACAGCAGTTTCTTCATATAAATAAGAAGAAAGTAAACGATACGGTTGTTTATATATTAGAAAGGAAAAACAATGAATAAATTATTTCCTATCATTCTTATTTTGTTACAGTTTTGTGCTTGTATCGGTTATGTCATTAGTAAAGATTATAAGATGGCCGTGTATTGGCTATCAGCAGGAATATTAAACATTTGTGTGACTTTCTAAGTCAAGGAGGAGATAACTATGGAACAAAAACAAATACCTATTGATATGTTAAGACCTCATCCGGACAATCCAAGAAAGGACATGGGAGACCTTACAGAACTTGCAGAGAGTATCAAAGCCAGAGGTGTGATGCAGAATCTAACTGTAATACCTAAGTATCACTTAGGTGAAATTGCCTATTATACAATTCTCATAGGTCATAGAAGATGTGAAGCATCTAAAATTGCAGGACTTAAAACATTGCCATGTACTGTTGTTAATGTAATGTCAAAGAAAGAACAAATAGCAACAATGTTGCTTGAAAATATGCAAAGGTCAGATTTAACACCACTTGAACAAGCTGAAGGCTTTCAAATGATGATTGATTTAGGTGAAGGCATTAGAAGCATTGAAAAGAAAACAGGCTTTTCTGCTACTACAATCTGGCATAGAGTTAAGCTACTTGAACTCGATAGGGAAGAATTACGCAAGTCACAAGAAAGGGAAGTTAAGCTTACTGATTACATTAAGCTCGAAAAGCTGAAAAATGTGGAAGATAAGAATGAGTGTCTAAAAGAAATAGGCACTAACAATTTTGACTACACATACAACTCAAAGCTTCGAGAACAAGAAAGAAAAGAAAAGCAGAAGGTTATTAAAAAGGAACTTGAAGATAAAGGGTTAGTTGATATTACTGACGAAGAAGATAAGTATCTAGAATATGATAATGTTGTAGCTTGTGGCTATGCAAATATAGATATAGATGAATTGATAGCTAATGAAAAAGAGCAATTATATTTTGCTTTGTCACCGGTTAGTACTGATTGGATAGTTATTTATAAGATGAAATCAAAAGCAGTTGAAGACAATGCTGATGAAAGAGAACGAGAAAGAGCAGAACGAAAAAAGATTAGTGATAAGCAGAAAAGAGACAAAGAAATACTTAAAGAAAAATTAAGTGTTTTGGAAAATGTACGAAATACTGCAAGAGTTACTGTTGATGAATTTGTAAATAGATACACAGGTTGTAAAGGTGATGAAAATCTTTTACTAAACTTTATTATCTATTTACAATCTAGCTATGGTGCATATTTTGGTGAAAAGTGTAAGAAAGATATTACAAACAATCAAAATAATTATGATTACACTAAAGATACGAATATACGCAGAATTATGTTGTTGTACATAAGAGCATTGTTAACAAATTGGAGATATTTAGCAAGGGAAACAGATTATGATCGTTTCTATGATTACAAAGCTGAATATAAAAAGGAATGGGCAAATGTAAAAGCATATATCAATTTTATTGATTTGCTTGAACAACTAGGTTATCAAGTAGCTGACGAAGAAAGAAGCTATTACAACGGAACTCACCAAGCCTACAAACAAGAAGAAAATTAAATAACAAATAACAAAAAATCTTTGATAGAAAATCATTAAAAAATGACCTATCAAAGATTTTTACTATCACAATAAAATAGAGGTTTTGACCTCTTTGCTGACCTTGTAATGGGTATTAACAACTCAACCAGTAAGGATAGATAATCATGAAGAGAAAGAAAAAGCATTACATAGAATATGATTATGAAAATCAAATAGTACAGCAGTATGAGAAAGAAGAGGAAGATACTGTTCTAAGGTTGTTGAAAGATGGTGTCATTAGTCATTGTTACGCAACAAAAGAAATTTTCGCAGGTAATCAACTTGATGTAGAAATCTATCCAGAATTCACACGCAAAGAGAGTTGTACACTAAAACAGAAATTAAAGAAGAAAACTAAGAAAGCAATAAAAAATCTGAATGAAAAAAATGCTAAAAAGTATTTCACTAGGTTAGTCAATTCTAATTTTGTTGATGATGATTATTGTGTTACTTTGACATATACCCCAGACAACCAACCACAAGACTATGAATCAGCACATAAAGATATTACTAACTTTCTCAGAAGGTTAAATCGAAAAAGAAAAAAACAAGGAATACCAAATGCAAAATATGTATATGTGACAGAGAAGAAAAAGAATGGCTATCATCATCACATCATAGTTGATAGTCAATTAGAACTGAACATGAAAGAAGTAAATTTGCTTTGGGGTAAATCAAGAAGAAATGATATTAAGCTATTAGACACAGACGAATTTGGATTAACCGGTATTGCGTTCTACCTTGCTAAAGATCCACAAGGAAGAAAACGCTGGGGAAGTAGTAGAGGTTTGAAAAAGCCAACAGTAAAGAAAAATCATTATAAATTCAGGAAGAAAGACATTAGACAAGCTATCAGCTGTGAATATAACTTAATTGACAAGTTAAAAAAGCTATATCCACAATACACTTTTACAGATGTTGATATTAGATACAATGAAATTAATGCTATGTTTTACATATACGCTAGATTGCGTTTGTAGTATCTGTAACAAAAGTAACACCAAAAAAATAAAACACGCACATATGTACGCACGATAGGAGAAGAAGAGAATGACAATGTCAGAACTACGAGAAATGAGAAAAACTTACCCATCACTAAATCTAGAGCTAAGAAGATTACAACAGAAGAAAACTGAATTAATCAAAGAAAATACAGTAACTGATACAGTTGTGGGGTCCTCAGCTGAATATCCTTATACATCACATCCGGTATCTGTTGAGGGCTTTATGCAGACTACAGCAGTAAGAAAGCAGTTGGATAGTATTAATGAACAAATCAATAAGATAATTGATATGCAAAATAAAGTAGATAAAGTTATATCTAGCATATCAGATAATCTTGTTAGATATGCAGTTATGCAGTATGTTGTTGAACAGAAACAATTAACAACAATTTATGACAACTTAGATTCATACTGTGAAAGTGCAACAGTAGATGCACTTAGGAAAAGAATAGCTAGAGAAATCAAAAAAATATAAAAATTTTTCAAAAAGTGTCCACTTTGTCCACTTTGTCCAGTTTGGCATATGCTATAATTAAACTAGAGAAATAGCATAGTAGATATAAAGGCACTGCATAAGTTAAAAAATGTAGTGCTTTTGTAGTATAAGGACGGTGAGGTGTTGTGGCTAAAGTTGATAAGTGGACCGAAGAAAATGGTCTTAAACTAATTGAAGGTTGGGCAAGAATGGGATTGACCGACCAACAAATAAGCCATAATATCGGCATTAGTCGCAAAACACTTTCCGAGTGGAAAAAGAAATATCAACAAATAGATACTGCCATTCAAAGAGGTAAAGAAGTTGTTGATATTGAAGTGGAAAACTCACTACTGCAAAAAGCATTGGGAATATTCAAAACAGTTAAAAAGCCGGTGAAAGTTAAGACTGTTGAATATAAAGACGGTAAGAGAATCAAGGAAATTGAGCATATAGAATATGCTGATGAACAAGTATATATACCACCTGATACTACTGCTATGATATTTTGGCTTAAAAATCGTAAACAAGAGAAGTGGAAGAATGATCCACAGTTACTTGAATTGCGAAAAGAAGAATTGAAGATAAAGAAAGAAAAGTTAGAAAGTGATTGGTGATGTGTAATGTTATCAGACTTCTACCGTACAGCAGAATGGAAAAAGTTAACTCACATCATCAAATTATCTAGAGTTGATCACAACGGCTTTTGGATATGTGAACATTGTGGAAAACCAATAGTTAAGTCTTATGATTGCATTTGTCACCATAAGATATATCTAACAGAAGAAAACTATAATGATCCGAACATTGCGTTAAATGAAAACAATATTGTATTACTACATCACAAATGCCACAATCGTGTACATAATAAGTTAAGCCAGCCAATAAGACAAGTGTACCTTGTCTATGGTTCACCTCTTGCAGGTAAAAGTAGTTATATTGATGATGTTATGTTGCGAGGTGATTTGTTGCTAGATATAGATAAAATATGGATGGCAATATCAAATCAGCCTTTATATATTAAACCCAAAGAACTAACAAGCAATGTGTTTGCTATAAGAGATTTAATATTACAACAAATTAAGCACCGGCAAGGAAAATGGCAAAACGCATATATTGTCGGTGGTTATCCTTTGTCAGCTGAAAGAAACAGATTGGCCAACACATTGGGTGCAAGGCTTATCCACATTGATACTGACAAAGAAACTTGTTTATCAAGATTAATTGCTTGTGAAGACAAGCGAGATAAGGAACAATGGAAAATATTTATTGAAGATTGGTGGGAAAAATTTTCAGCCACATTTTGAAAAGATCCCCCCACCTAAAGAAATAAAACAAAGCTAAAAGAGACTGTGGGAAGTTCTCAATTCTCGCAGAAAGTCAAAAAATGAGATTTTCCAAAACCAAATTAGCTAATTTTTTAAGGATAAAAGAAATGAAGAAAAAAGATACTCAGAGAAAAGAAAAAATAATTGAATATCTTAAAAGCAATGGGTGTGATATTGGCTTTATAGACCAAGCTGTTGATGAATTTATCTTTTTAGAAAACAGATTAATAGAATTAAGGAAGTTACCTTTCATACAATTTCACCCTAAGAACAAAAAGCTTCAGAAAGCAACACCTGCTAGTAAGCAATATAAAGAATTGCTACAGCAGTACACAAATCTGCTGAAAGTTTTAAGTAAGTTTGCCGGTAATGATGATACAGAACAAAGTTCACCACTTAGAGAATGGGTTGAAAAGTATGTTAGTGACAGAAAAGACAATATGGACGGCTGATAATTCGTGGTTACTAAACTACCATGCACAAATAGAATGTGGAAAAATTATCGTTGGCCAAGAGTTGTGGCAAGAACTGAATAACCTTAAAGATGATTTTAATAATGACCGGTATTATTACAATACTGATGATGCCAAACTGAGAATGAACATTATGGAAAATTGTATAAGGTTAACAAAGTCACCCTATTACAATAAGCCTATGAAGTTAATGCTTTGGCAAAAAGCCTTTATAGAAGCAATATATTCATTCAAAATGACTGAAACTGATTTTGACAGGTTTAAGAAAATTATTCTTCTGATTGCAAGAAAAAATACAAAGTCAGAAACTTGTAGTGCATTAGGGCTAAGTGAATTAATTGTTGGCAATGAAGGATCTGATATAGTATGTAGTTCTAATGATGATAACCAAGCTTCAATTACTTATGATGCAATAGATACAATGAGGCAACTAATAGATCCACACGATTTAGACACAAAGAAGAACCAACGCTTTATTATCAATAAATCTAACGGATCTAAAATTTTTAAGCTATCTGATAGAACACGAAACAAAGAGGGCCGTAATATTGATTTTGCTATTGTTGATGAAACCCACGAAATGAAAAATAACATTATTGGCAAGTCAATAGAACAGTCACAATCCTTGAAAGATAATCCCAAGTTTATCAATATCACAACGGAAGGTTTTGTTATTGACGGCTATTTAGATGATGAATTGAAAAAGGCTAGAGCAGTAATATGGGGCGAAGATGATGGAACATCAGCTGAACGATTACTGCCATGGCTCTATACACAAGATTCAGAAGAGGAAATATGGCAGAATAGAAAATCGTGGGTTAAATCTAATCCAACATTAGGTATTGTGAAAAAGTGGGATTATATGGATGAACAAGTTGACCTTGCGAAAAAATCAAAAGCAGATAGAATTTTTGTATTATCAAAAGATTTTAACATTAAACAGAATGGCGTAGAAAGTTGGCTAAATCTTGAAGACTATAATTATAAAGCCGTTTATAGTCTTGAAGATTTTAGAAACTGCGTGTGTTTGGGTGCGTGTGACTTGTCAGAAACTACTGACTTGACAAACGCAAAAATTTTATTAATGAAACCAAATGACCCAGTAAAGTACATTTATTCACATTATTTTATTCCTCAAAGTAAACTTGAAAATAATGATGATGAAAATGCCGGAGCAAAATACAGTGAATGGCTAAAGCAAGGGCTATTAACTGTTAGCGAAGGTAATGACATAGATTTATCATTAGTCGCTGACTGGTTTTATAAACTTTATAAAGACCACAACATTAAATTGTGGAAATGTGGCTATGATCAGAAGTTCGCAAAGGACTTCTTAACAAGAATGGACTACTATGGGTGGTCAAAAAAGAATGATGATATGATTATGATATTACAAAATGCTGAAACACTTAACAATGCTGTTAAACTGTGCGAAGCTGATTTCCAACATCAGTTGATTAATTTTAATGATAATGATGTAGACAAATGGAACTTGAAAAACGCAAGTTTACTAGTTAATAACAAGGGCTTTTGTATGCTAGTCAAAACAGAACCGTCAAAGAAAATAGACGGTGCAGTAACTTTTGTAATTCTGTATGAGATGTACAGAAGATATAGAACAGAATATAAACAGATGATAGAAATGAGGTGATAACTTTGGGCTTTTTTAGTAACATATTTTCAAAACTATCTGCTAAAAAGCAAAATAAACATTACATTGATATGATGAATGGTTATGCTCCAGTCTTTAGCCAATTTGGAACTAACATCTATGCGAATGATATTGTACAGCAGTGTGTTAATTGTATTTCAGCAGAAATGAAGAAGCTATCACCGGAACACATTATACGCAGTACTAACGGTGATACTGAACCGTCAAAAAGCAATTCTATTCAACCGGTACTGAATGAGCCAAACGAATTCATGACCACATCAGATTTCTTGGAAAAGACAACAAATCTATTGTTGCTAAATTTAAATGCATTTATCGTTCCTGTATGGCGTGAAAAAAGTGATAGAGGTGTTACAACACGAACACTTGAAGCTTTATATCCTATTCAGCCAACACAAGTGGACTTTATTCAAGACGATAGTAACACATTGTTTATTCGTTTCTACTTTGCAAATGGAACGGATTACATACTTAAACATTCAGATGTTATTCATTGGAAAATGAGATATGCAACAAATGACTTTATGGGTGGTGACTTAAACGGTCAGCCGGATAACAGTGCACTTCTAACCACACTAGATACATACCACACATTACTTCAAGGTGTGGCCAAAGCAATGAAAGCTAGTTATGCCGTTAACGCTGTTGTGAAATATAACGGTATGCTTGATGATGGAAAGACAGAAAAAGCATTGAAAGAGTTAGAAACAAAACTGAAAAATGCTGAAAGTGGTTTTCTACCTTTGGACCTCAAAAGTGAATTTGTACCTATCAAAAAGGAAACTAAACTTGTTGATGCTGACACATTAAAATTTGTTGATGATAAAATTCTTAGACACTATGGAGTGTCTTTACCAATCATTACAGCAGATTATACGGCAGAGCAGTACGAAGCTTTTTATCAGAAGACCCTTGAACCACTTATTATATCTTTAGGACAAGCTTTTACAAAGGTATTATTTACAAAGCGTGAAAAAGGCTTTAATAACGAAGTGGTTTTCTATGCTAATAAACTAGAATTTATGACCAAGTCGCAAATTTTAGAGATGATAAGACTACTAGGGGACCATGGAAGTCTATTTGAAAACGAAGCTAGAACTGCTTTAGGTTTAAGGCCATTGGCTGAATTGAAAGGTGTGCGAATGCAGTCGCTTAACTATGTTAATGTAAATGATGCAAGAAAATATCAAGTAGGGGATGAAAGTAATGAATAAGCAACACGAAGTTAGAGCATATGACTTTGAAATAAGAGCCAGGGAAGATGAAGAACATGGTACTTATATTGAAGGTCAGCCTATTGTTTATAATAGCAAAACCAATCTAGGTTATTATGATGAAATTATAGAACCTGGTGCATTAAAAAATACAAATCTTAAAGATGTTAGATTTCTAGTTAACCATGATTTTAATATGATACCTTTGGCTAGAAGTAGAAACAACAATAAAAACAGTACAATGCAAATGACTGTTAATGATGAAGGTATGAACATTAGAGTTAATCTTGATGTAGAAGGTAATTCTAAAGCTAAGGAATTATATTCAGCAGTTAAACGTGGTGATATATCCGGTATGTCATTCGCATTTAACATTGATGACGAAGAATGGGAAGACTTAAAGACAGACCACCCAACAAGAAGAATTAAAGCTATTTCACAAGTGTTTGAAGTGTCAGCAGTGACATTTCCGGCATATGAAGATACTAGTATATCTGCTAGAGATAAAATGGCATTGGAGAGTGTCAAAGATGTACTGGATAGTGCAAAGAGGTCATTGGATAATGACGATAAGCAGTTAGAACTAGAACTAGAAAAAGAAAAAATTAAATTACTTAGTATTTAAGGAGAATGAAAATGAAAGAATATTTTGAAAAACTTATTGAAGGAAAAAAGAAAAAATTCAAAGAACTACAGGAAAGAGCACAGAACAGTAATGATGTTGCTGAAGTTCGTTCTATTGGTCAAACTCTTATTGCATTAAGAGATGAAATTAATGATGCAGAAGAACAGCTCAAAAAGCTAGAAGATGACGATAACAATGAAGGTGACAACGAAGGTGACAACGGTGAAAGCAAAAACAACAACCCTGATGCACGTTCTAAAGTTATCAATGGCGAAATTCGTGGTTCATTCGGTCTAAAAAACGGTCAGTCACAGAAGAGAGAAGAAGACCCATCAGATACAGTTGAATATAGAACAGCATTCATGAATTACATTTGCAGAAATGTTCCTATTCCGACTGAACTAAGAGAAGCAACAACTACTACTGATGCATCAGCCGTTATTCCTAAAACAATCGTAAGCGAAATTGTTAAGAAGTTAGAAAGCTACGGCAACATTTTTGCTAAAGTTAGAAAGCTAAATGTACAGGGTGGCGTTAATTTCCCTGTAATTGACCTAAAGCCAACGGCAAAGTGGATTGATGAAACTACTGCAAGTGAAGACCAGAAACTTACCGCAAACAAGTCAATTTCATTCAATTATTATGGTATTGAATGTAAACTAGCACAGTCAATTCTTGTAAATGTTACAACTCTTGAAGTTTTCCAGCAAGAATTTATTAATCTTGCAACTGAAGCAATGATTAAAGCTATTGAAATTGCCATTTTCAATGGTACCGGTGTAGGTCAGCCTTTAGGCATTATTAAAGACACTAGTGTTAAAAATGTAATTACACTTACAGCAGAAGAATTTAGTAGTTGGGAAGGTTGGCACAAAGTTAAAGCTAAGATTAAGAAAGCTTATCGTAATGGTAACTTTATCATGAACCAGTCAACCTTTGATGAAAAGATTGATGGTATGGTTGATAATAATGGCCAACCAGTAGGTAGAACTAATTACGGAATTGACGGTGAAGAAAAGTACAGATTCATGGGCAAAGATGTTGAAACTGTTGAGGATGATATTTTACCATCATACGAAGATGCAAAAGCTTCAAATGTAGTTGCAGTGTTCTGTAACCTATCCGATTACGCAGTTAATACAAATCTAGATATGACAGCTACTAAGTGGGTCGATAACGATAATAACAAAATCAAGAATAAGTTAATGATGATTTTAGACGGCAAGCTAATTGACCCTAACGGTGTTGTGCTTATTAAAAAGGGTGAATAATTAATAACAAAGGAGCAATAGCATTATGACAGATGAAAAACTACTAAAGGCAGTTAAAGCATCATTAGGCATTACAGGTGACTATCAGAATGAAACATTACAAGTTTATATTGATGAAGTTAAACAATATATGTTGTCAGCTGGTGTTGATAGCGTTGTAGTAGATAGTCAACTTGCTACAGGTGCTATTGCTCGTGGTGTTGCTGACCTTTGGAATTACGGTGCCGGTGATCTATCTACTTACTTCAAAGAGAGGGTTACACAGTTGGCATTTACAGTAGGTGATGAAGATGTATAGACCAACAACAATATTCAACTCGGTTGCAGAACTACAGACGGTCACTACTGAAACTAAAAAAGGTGTACTAACAAAGACATACAAAACAAAGGATATTATATACTGTTGTTTTCGTTCATTTGGTGGTACAGAGAAGGTCAGCAACAATGTTATTATCGTAGAAGATACAGCAGTAGTAGAAACATGGTATAGACCGGATATTAAAGCTAATTGCAGGCTAATAGTTAATAATAAGACATATGAAATTATTAGTGAACCTGAGAACATAGAAAACAGAAATCAGTTTATGCAGTTCAAGGTAAGAGCTATTAAGGGTGGTGCTTGATGTGGCCCAGTCAAAAAATAAGGTATGGTTTGATATATCTGGCTTTACTGAGTTAGCAGAACGTTTTAATGGCTTATATAAGAACACAGATAAAATTGCTAAAGAGTGTTTAACTGCTACACATAAGAATGTAACAGAGAAAATAAGCAAAGATATTGATAGACATACTGTGACAGGTGAAACAAGAAAATCACTATACAGAGAACCGGTAATTACTAAAGAAGGACACGATTTTTATAGTGTTAATGTTGGTTTTGATATTGCTGAAGGTGGTTTAGCTTCAATCTTTTTGATGTATGGTACACCAAGGATGAAACCGGATAGAAAGTTTAGAAGTGACTTGTACGGAAGTAAAACCAAGCAAGAAAATTTTGAAATACAAAACAAAATATTTCAAAAGTATGTACAGCAGTTAGGAGATTAAGAAATGGAAGATAAACTATTAGAAATTATAAGTAGCTTTAACTATCCTTTTTTCTTGCAAGGAACACTTGCTAAAGATGAACCTTATCCAACTGACTTCTTTACATTTTGGAATAGTTCTAGTGATAGTGAATCCTACTATGATAACAACGAAAATAGCATTGTATATGAATATGATGTTAATTTCTACAGTACAGACCCTGAAAGAGTTTATACAGTTCTGCGATTGTTGAAAGAAAAATTAAAAGATAATAAATTTGTTATTTCCGGTGATGGCCATTCAGTTATAAGTGAGGAAAATACCCACACCGGTAGAGGTTACACAGTTTATTATCGAAGTTAACATAAAGGAGAATATAAATGAGTAGTACAGCAGTTGAAGTAAAAGAATTTCGTGGTGTTAGACACGCAGTATATGCTGAAATCACTAAAGATACATCAGAAGAAATTACTTTTGGTGCAGTGAAAAGCCTTGCAGGAGTAAGCGAAATTAGTAAATCAACAGAATCAAGTAATGAACCACATTACTATGACAATCAGCCTATGGTTACAGTTAGTTCTACAGGTAATGATGAAGTAAGTGTTAATACATCAGCATTGCCACTTGCAGTATATGCAGATATTACAGGTCAGAAGTATGATGAAACCAAAGGTGTTCTGGTTGAAGGTGAAAGAGAACAAAAGTATTTTGCTTTTGGTTATGTAACAAAGTTAACAGACGGTACAGAAATGTATGTGTGGAGATTGAAAGGTACATTTAACATTCCGGATGACACACATACAACAGAAGATGATGGTACGGACGCAAATGGTCAAGAACTTACATTCACTGGTATCAACACTACACATAGATTTGCAAAACTTCTTGATAAGAATAATAATCCAAAGTCAGCAAGAGCAGTTACAGTTGATACTTCAGCTAATAAGTCAATTACTGAAAGTGATTTCTTTGCGAAAGTTCAAACACCTGACACAATTTTTACTGAATAATAAAATAAAGCAAGGTTACATAAATTAGTAGCCTTGCTTTTTGTCATATATAAGAGGTGAAATAAATGATTAAACTTAACATTAGAAATGAGAAAAATAAAATCGTAAAAACATATCAAACAGAAGAAGTAAATCTAAAGATGGGTACTGTAGAAGATATTGTTGAGGTTATTAACCTTGATAAACTGTTAAAAAATAAGGAAGATACCTCAGTTAACTTATATGATGTTATTGCTACTGTAGCAATGAACAGTTACGCAATGTGTAAGCCAATTCTAAAAGATGTTTTTCCACAGATTACAGACGAAGAACTAAGAAATATTAATTTCAAAGAAGTAGTTAACACAGTAGTAGATATAATCAAGTATAGTATTAGTGACATCAACAATGTATTCGGTACATCAAAAAACTAAGTGAGGGTAGGGAGCAAAAGCAACCTACCCTTTCTGCAACTTTGTTTGATATGAAATTAGCCTTGTGTGATAGATATAGTTCTCTTAATCCTTTGAGATTAAGATACTACAAATTTCACGAATTAATCAAAACATATCAAATGATAAATGAACACGATAGAAAGATAAAGAAATCAGCAAGTAAAAAGACGGTTATTAGAAGACCGGCAGGAGATAATTGGGTGTGATGAATTATGGCTAATAAAAAAGAAAATCCAACCACAAAATTTAAAATTGATTTAAGTGAATTTAAAAGAAACATTGCTGATGCCAATAGACAGATCAGGCTTGTTAACTCAGAATTTAAAAAGAGTACAGCAGGTTTAGATGATTGGGGAAAGTCAACTGACGGTGTTAGTGAAAAGCTAAAGGCACTTAATAAAGTTACTGAACTTGAAAAAACTAAACTTACAAATCTAGAAAAGCAGTATGAGTTAGTGGCAAAAGAGCAAGGCGAAAACTCCAAATCAGCACAAGATTTACAGATTAAGATTAATAATCAGTCTGCTACTATAGCTAAGGCTGAAAATCAAATCAAGAAGTATAGTGAAAAACTAGCTGATTTAAAAGCCAAAGAAGATGAAAGTAAGTCTGCATCAGAAAAGCTAAAAGCAGAAATAGAAAGTCAGTCTAAAAAAGTTGATGAATTAAAGCAGTCTTATATTAACGCAGTTTTGGAACAAGGCAAAAATAGCGAATCAGCAAAGAAACTAAAAGAAGAATTATTAAAGTTATCCACATCTTTAAATGATAATAAGGAAAAGTATTCCTCAGCAAAAAGCAAGGCTGAGGAATATGCCGGAGAACTTAAAGATGTAGGGGATAATGCAGAGGACTTAGACGGTAGCTTTACTGTAGCAAAAGGTGCTATGTCAACTTTTGTTGCTGACGGTGTGGAAGTTGTACTTGATAAATTGAAAGAAATGGTTACTGACATTGGTAGTGTAGAAACTGCTTACAACAATTTCAGTAATCAAACGGGCATACAAGGTAAAGAATTACAGAAGTACAAAGGTGTCTTAGATGATCTATATGGTGATGGCATGGGCGATAGCTACGAAGACCTATCAGAAACACTAGCACAGATAGTACAGACAACAAAAGAAACTGACCCATCTAAGATTAAAGAACTAGCCAATAATGCACTTGTTTTGCGTGACACATTCGGTTTTGACGTACAAGAATCAATGAGAGCAGTAAATATGCTTATGGACCAGTTCGGTGTAAGTGGTGAAGAAGCTTTTAATCTTATAGTCCAAGGTGCTCAAAATGGACTAAATAAGAATGATGACTTATTAGATAGTATTAATGAATATTCAGTGCATTATAAGCAGTTAGGCTATAACGCTAATGAGTTTTTTAACTCACTCAAAAATGGTACTGATGCCGGTACTTTTAGCGTTGACAAACTAGGCGATACAGTCAAGGAATTTGGCATTAGAATTAAAGATAATTCAAATTCTACAGTACAAGCATTGCAACAAATAGGTGTAGTAGCGGATGACAATTCTAAGGCATATCAAAATCTTACAAAAGAGAATGATACGCTAACAACAAAAATATCAATGCTGGAACAAAACATTAAATATGCAAAGATACAGCAACAAGGCTTTACAGATTCTACAAGTGCTTTAACTAAAACTAAACTTGCAGATAACATTAAGAATTGGACAACAGAATTATCACAATCTAAATCACAACTTTCAAAAAACAATGCTGAACTAAAGAAAATGGATAGTGAATCCAAAAACGGAAAGCAGTCCGCTGGTGAACTCATGGAAGAATTCGCAAAGGGTGGCACATCAGCACGAAAAGCAACCACAAAAGTTTTAAAAGCCTTAATGAACATGAAAAATAAAGTTAAGCAGAACGAAGCCGGTGTTGCTATATTCGGTACAATGTGGGAAGACCTCGGCATTGATGGTGTTAAGGCTTTGATGAATGTTAATGGTCAAGCTGACAAAACCAAAAAATCAATGCAAAAAATTAATGATGTTGCTTATGATGATGTTGATAGTGAACTTAAAGTTCTATATAGAACTGTACAAACAAAGTTGATTAAGCCAATTTTAAAAGACTTTTTGCCGGATATAGAAGATGGAATTGAATGGACCATTGATAACTTGCCAACAATTGGAGCTATAGCAAAAACAGTAGGTGGATATTTGTTATCTATTTTCATAGGCAAAAAGGTATCATCTTTTGCAACACAGATAACTAATCTAATTACTACATTTTCTACGCTTAGAAGCACTACAGAGGGTTTAACAACTGCACAGAAGTTATTAAACATTGCACAAAGTAGTAACCCAATCGGTGCAGTTGTAGCCATAGCCGGTACATTAGTTACAACTTTCATGGCTCTTAACGATTTGTTTGGAAAGAATTCAGGCAAAACGTCAGAAATGAAGTCTAAGCATGATGAATTACATGATACTATACAAGAAGAAACAAAGCAATGGCAAGAATTGAAAAAGGAAGTACAGAAAGCCAGTCAAGATAACACTAACGAATTTGGATATTATGAAACTTTGTTAGATGAACTAAAACAAATCACTACAAAAAATGGTAATGTCAAAAAAGGATATGAAGAACGTTCTAAAACTATCACAACAACATTGTCAAAAGCCTTAGATACAGAAATCAAAAACAACGGACATGTAATTACTTCTTATGATAATGTAATTGAAAAAGTGCAAGAAGCTATTGCAGTAAAAAGAGCAGAAGCACAGTTAAACACACAAAAGAAAAAATATGATGATGCTGTAACAAATCAAAGCGATACTTTTTCAAAATTAAGTGATGCCAAGGATTATAAAAACAAGATTGAAGACCAACTTGATAAAGCAAAAACAAAATTAGATGACTTTAAGCGAAGTTGGAAAAGAGTAAATGGAAATGATAAATATTATGGTGAGAGATACACAAAACTTGCAGTTAAAGTAAATGACTTAACACAGTCAGCAAAAACTGCAAATGATGATTTTGATAAATATCAGAAAAAGTATTTAGAATATATAAACACTATTGAAAATTATCAAGGTGTAACATCTGCTATTGCCACAGGCGATATAGATAAAATTAATGAAGCAGTAGCTAAAATGACAAATGAATTTAAGACTGCTGATAATGCTACTAAAGAAATGTTAGAGAAGCAGAAAAAAGATTTTCAACAGCAGTACGAAAATTACAAAGATGCTATTAAAAAAGGTTCTCCGGGCGTTTCACAAGAAATGGTGAATTCGGCGAAACTTATGGTTGACAAGGCAGATGCAGAACTTAAAAAGCTAAAGAAAAAAGGCGAAAATGCTGGTAAAAATGCTGGTAATGCTACTGCAAAAGGTATGGCTGATTCAAGTGGAAAACTGAAAAATTCTACAGAAGTTACTGTTAATAAGGCTAAAGCAAGTGCAGACAACAAAGCAAATGAATTTATTAATGTAGGTAAAGAGTATGTAGAGAAAACTAACGAAGGCATTAACAAGAATAAAGGCAAAGTTAGCAACTCTGCAAAAAATGCAGTAGGCGAAGCTAAAAAAGGTGCAGACTATAAAGCAAGTGAATTTTTCTGGACAGGTAAAACAACTGTAGGTGAAATTACAAAAGGTATTAACAAGAATAATAGCCAAGTTGGAAACGCATCTAAAAACACTATGAGCAAGGCAAAAAAGGAAGCTAACAAGGTAAAATCTAATAGTGTTGGTGAAAACTTTATATCCGGATTAATTGAAGGACTTGAAAACAATTCTTTAATCAATCAATTAATTGATAGTGCAAGTAGTGTAGCCGGAACTATAGTTGATACTGTTAAAGATTTCTTAGGTATTCACTCACCTAGTAAAAAAGCTATGTGGGTAAGTGAACAGTTTGGAAAAGGTCTTGTAATTGGTGCTGAAAATAGCGAAAAATCGGTAGCTAATGCGTATGAGAATACAGCAGAAAAGGCTTATAAGTCAGCAAATAAAGTGCTTAATAAGAGCCTTGAACTTGACCCAATTTTTACAGATGGACTAAGACAAGCGAGGGCAAATTTAGCTAATGTTAATAATAGTGTTAGCAAGGCTACACAAGATAAAGTTAACGGAACTGTTAATAACAACACAACTGTTAATAATACTTTCAATCAAACAAACACAAGCCCACAACCTCTTTCAAGGTTGGACATTTATAGAGATACTAAGAATTTAATTAAGCAGATGGAAGTGGTTAAGAATGTTTAATCTAATAGTAGAAACACAGAACGGTGAAAGACTTGATTTTTCGCAAGTAAGAGATAAATATGATATCTTATCCGTTGACGGCTTAACTTCTCCGGATACGAATATAAACACTTCTAGCTTATATTACACAGACGGTTGCTTAGTGAATTCAATGAGAGCAGAGAAAAGAAACATAGTTATTACACTTAACATTAAGCCACCAATAGAACTGAACAGACTGGAATTATATAGATTTTTCGCTTGTAAGGCAAAAATAACACTATATTGGACCAATGATAACCGAGATGTTTACATAAAAGGTATCGTTGAAAAATTTGAAACAAATCTTTTTGATAAGGTACAGCAACCACAAATATCTATAATCTGCCCACAGCCATATTTTATTTCAACTACAGAAGATGTTATTGGTTTTACTGATAGTGAAAGTTTGTTTGAATTTCCTTTTTCAATTAGCTGGCCACCGGGGAAGGCTATAAGCGAAGAAAAAGGCAGAATATCACAATTAGTTGATGTAGGTGAAGCTACCACAGGAATTATTATTAAAATCTCAGCCGTAGGTGGTGCAGTAACTAACCCTACAGTAATGAACAGAACTACCGGTGATACTTTTACTATTAATTACACTATGTCAGATAGTCAGCAGATTGTAGTTAATAGTAATGTAGGTGAAAAGTCAATTTATTTATATACAGGTAGTAGCAAAAAGAACTTTTTATCTAAAAGGAAATACGGCACACAATGGATTACTTGTGTGCCTGGATATAATGATTTTTACTATACAGCAGATAGTGGTAGTGACTATATGCAAGTTGAGTTTATTATGGCTAAAAAGTATCAAGGAGTGTAATAATGGAAGTTTATTTATTAGATAGTAGTTATCAACCTATAGCAGTTATAGATAACTATAAATCACTTATATGGACTAGCAGATATAACACACCCGGTGACTTTGAACTGTATGTACATGCTAATAAGGATATACTAAATCTTATAGAATCAGCAAGTTTTGTACAAAGAGATGATGTACCAACTGATTTGATGCTTGTCGAAAAAATAAAAATTCAAAAAGATATTGAAAATGGCACATTTATTATTGTAAGTGGAAGAAATTTATTATCTTACCTTGGTAGGCGTATTATCTATTCCTCTGCTGAATTTCAAGACGAAAAAGCTAGTGATATTATTAATAGTGTTGTCAAAAACAATATGATACCTATTATTGGCGAAGATATTAAAAATTCAGCTGAGCGTTACATTAAAGGATTTGACATCAAATCAATCGCAAACAAAGGTGAGACTATTACAGCACAGTACAACGGAGAGAATTTACTTGATAAAGTAACAGAACTTTGTCAAGCAAATAATTTTGGTATGAAAGTATGGTTTGACCGTGATGCATATGATAGTAAAAATAGTTATATTCATTTTGAATTGTACAAAAGAGAAAAAGTTGATTATACTTTTTCGGAAGAAAACGAAAATATCCAAAATCTAACGGTTACAACTGATTACACAAATTGGAAAAACTGTGCGTTAGTATTTGGTGAGGGCAAAGGACGAACGCAATGGGTTAGACAAGCTTTTAGAATTCAGAAGCTAGAAACATTGTATCAAGGTTTATTTAGACGTGAAATATATGTTGATGCAACGAATTTAACTACTGACAAGGTGTCCGGAATGTTTGGTGATGTTAACGAAAACTACGAAAAATGTTTAATACAAAAAGGCTCAGAAGAATTGCACAAGGCAGAAATAATGAACATCAAGTCTTTTGAAGGCACTGTTATTGCTAATAAAGATGATTTTAGAACATTATATGATGTTGGCAATATAGTAGAAGTTGAAGACATTGAAAGTGGCTTATGGGGTGAAGCAACAATAACAGAAGCTACAGAATGTTGGGATGATAGTGGCTATACAATATCGCTAACGCTCAATGACCAAAACATTTACAATAGTGGAACATTATTATAAGAGGTGATTAAATGATTACATACGGTTTTTTTAACGCAGTCAATGGTGATAGAAGATATAGTGCTGACCAGTTAGGCAACTATTTTAAAGGATTAATATCAAATGGTGTGTATGAAAAAGTTGGAAAGGCTTTTATAGTTACATCAAATAATGATATGTCAATTAATGTAGGTTCAGGCAAAGCGTATATCAATGAAAAATGGATTGAAAATGATAAGACGGTCAACTATAGCATTGATGCATCAGATACAGCATACGCAAGAATAGATACAGTAGTAATAAGGCTAGATTATACTGCCAGAACTATTAGTATCAAGATACTTAAAGGTACTGCATCACCAACACCAACAGCAGTATCAATAACAAGGAACAGTAGTGTTTATGATTTAAAACTTGCAGAAGTTAAAGTTAATGCTAATGTAACAAAAATTACTACATCTGATATATCAGACTATCGGTTAGATACAAGAGTTTGTGGTTTTGTCACAGGAGTAATTAAACAAGTTGATACAGCAGATTTGTTTTTACAAATGCAAAGCGATTACAAAGCAGTGAGAAACAGTATAGCTAAAGATTTGAATGTTAACACACAAGTATTAACAAGTATGGAAACAAGAATTGCTAACGGAACTTTTGTAGATTTCTATGTAGGCGAAAATTATAGTCCGGGCGACAGTTTAATTGTAATGAATGAAAAAACAAGTCATATATACAGCACTAGTGAATATACGATTAAACAAAACGGAAATAACTACTATTTGAATTTTAATAAGCAACCGGACAATGGTTCTAAGATTAACATTATCTTGGTTAAGTCTTTCATTGGTGGCACAGGTCAAGTACCTTTTTATACAAAGTCTATGCTGGATGCTAAATTTAGTTTTGACAATAGTTATTTATTTGATGCAAACGGCAAAATTTTATTATCTGTATCTGGCAATGGCTTAGGTGCAAATTTTGCAACTAGTAACGATAAAGTTACTGTTGCTTATATTAGCAAGGATGTAACAACTGTGGATGAACCAGCGTTAAAAGATTGCAAAAATCTAAAGAAAATCTATGTTGACAACACATCAGATAAGATTAAGCTACCAGACTATGTAGATAGTAATATTGTAGTTTACAATGATACTGAAAAAGATACATTTTTTAACTACGCTGAATTTTTACTACAGCAGTTAAATAGTTCTAATGTTAAAGATGAAATGTTGCTTTTTAACAAAACCAATACTGCTGATTTTATCAATGAAAAACAATGTGGTAAATTTGTATCAGATAATGACGATAATGTGGGCTACTATGATGTTAGTGACAAGTCTTATAATATTAGCACTAGCTCAAATAACAGTGAAAAAGCATACTGGAATTTTATTCAAGACATTAATGTAGAAGAAGAAACATATTTTATTGGTTTTGACTACGAAACTAATACTGATTTTCATTTTTGCATTAGGCAAGATAATGTATTTACTGATTTAGGAAATATAGGAGCAATAACAGATGGCAAAAAACACAGATTTGTAACTAAAGTTGACATCAAAAATGCATTAAATATTTATCAAGTATATTTTTCGGAAAAAACAAATATCAAATGTAAAATAACAAATATCTTTGTTATGAACAAATTTGATTATCTAAAAGAATTTGATAACTTGCAAGACTTTATTACATACAGTCAAAATGAAATATCTCCAGAAGTGTTTGGAGCTGTTGGTGATGGAATTTATGATGACACAGAAGCATTACAATCTGCTATTGACTATTGTTTAAAAAATGGAGTTCAGCTAAAGTTAAGAAGTGGAAAAACATACTGTATCAGTAAAACACTTGATTTGTCTAATACTAGCATTTGCTTGATTAACTTTAACTGGGCAACTTTGAAAGCGATTAAAACAATGGACTATATGATTACATTTGATGGTTCAGCTAATGTCAAAAATGATGTAAAAACATTGTTAAAAAACATTATTATTGATTGTAACAACAAAGCCGGTGGTCTTAATCTGATTTATTCATATAAATTCACCTTTGAGAATTTTATGATAAAAAATTGTCAAACTGTTGCGATTTGGATTCAAAAAGGTGGTGCTTTCATCTGCCAAAACGGTACAATCGTAGGTGATTGTACACCCGATAGTAGAGGCATTTATAACCAAACTAGTGATTGTCACTTTACGGAACTAGTAATCGTAGACATGAAAAAAGCAATTTTCAACGGTGGAACGAACTTTTACAGTAAAGTCCATGCATGGTTAACTGGCAATGTTTCAAATAGTATTTTCTTTAGCCATTTTGCTGGGTTTGCAAGTTTATCACAATGTCAGTGCGATACATATGAGACCGGCTATTTATTGAGAACAAGTTACGATTTATCATTAAACTCTTGTACATATTACAATAATTATCACTTGTATGATAGTGATATTGTTCCTGTGATTTTTAAATTTAATGATGGCATATCACCGTTTGCAAGACGTATTTGTTGCAATAATTGTAGCTTTAACTCGCCAAATATCACTGCTGTTATGAGTAATGTGAAAAATGCACAGATTTCGTTCAATGGATATAATCATTTTATAAACATAGAAGGTGCTGATATTATTAGTAAATATGAACCATATTTACAGTCAAAAGTTACAACAGATTTTGACAATGCTTTGAATAGAATTACCTATCGCAACAATCTATGTTATTTTGATTTTTCACTAAAATTTACATCTACAATATCTGCAAGTAATTTGCTTGAAATTGCATCAATAGCAAGTCCTTATAACCCATCTCAATCGCAAATGTTTCAAGTCTTTTTAACAAAAACACTGGCTGGTAGTGATTGTATTGTTGCAAAAATGTTTATTGATACCACTGGCAAGGTAACATTAAGAGTTCCTGGAGGTGATGTATCAGCTTATCAATATTTATATGGTCATATTTACTATGAACCAAAACAAATTAGTGATTAAAATAAAAAGGAGAATTAAGATGAAAGAAAATTTTTTACAAATCTTGTTTGCAACAGTAGCCGGGGCTATTGTTGCATATTTGAACGTGTTATTAGTGCCACTTGTTGTACTAGTCATTGTAATGCTTATTGACTATGTTACTGGTATGGCTCAAGCGTATTTATCACACACGCTAAATAGCCGTATTGGCGTAGTAGGCATTATCAAAAAGATTAGCTACATAACAGCCGTTGTAGTTGGCATTGTTGCAGACTATCTAATATCATCAGCACTAACGCAAGTAGGTATTGATATTAAGATTAATTATTGCATTGGCATGATAGTAACTATCTGGTTTATCATTAATGAATTAATTTCTGTGCTGGAAAACCTCGCAGAAATCGGCATACCTTTACCAAAATTTTTAGTGTCTATTGTAAAAAGACTAAAAGTTGTAGTTGAAAACAAAACAACGGAAGACAAGAAAAAGGATGATGAATAATGTTAATCAAAGACGGACGGATTACAACTAAAATTAATAACATTGCAATTCAATTAATTAGTGCAAAAAGCACTAATTATACTGCAATGTCACAAAGAGATGTAAAGTATATTGTAGTGCATTATACAGGCAATGAAAAGAAAGATACAGCAGTAGCAAACGGCAACTTTTTCAAAAACGACAAGATTGAAGCATCAGCACACTTTTTTGTTGATGACAAAAATATTGTTCAGTCAGTTAAGTTGCATAACTACGCATGGTCTGTGGGCGTTGATTACTCTAACGGCAATGCACCGTATTGGGGTAAGTGTACTAATGCAAACTCAATCAATATTGAAATGTGTTGCACAGCGGGTAATTACAAGGTGAGTGCAAGAACTATTAAGAATACTGAATACTTAGTAGCTTATCTATGCAAAAAGTATAATATCTCAGTTAACAACGTTGTTAGGCATTATGACGTATGTTATAAAACTTGTCCGGCACAGATGTCTGGAAAGGGTAACAAAGCGTGGACGGCGTTTAAAGATGCAGTAAAAAGCATCATGAAAAACAATAAAGTCAAGTTACAGAGCAATGCAGGACTATATAAGTATAGTTATAAAGACCCAATCGGGGGTAGTAGCAAAAAGCTGATGACGGTAAAAAAAAGCACTAAGGTTCAAGTCTTAGCGGATGACGGCACTGGTTGGGCTAAAATTAAGGTAGGAAATAATACCGGTTGGATTGCTACAAGTCGTCTTGGTAATGCTTGTACTCACTCTAACTACAAGACTATCGCAGTCGCTAAAGGTACAAGAGTACGCAGACTTAACAAGTCAGAAACAAAGTTTGAAACAGATACTAAACTTGGTGCAAGTCATAAGTTCAGGCTTATTTGTACAATCACAAGTGGTAAGTACAAAGGTTGTAAGTATGCGAAATTAATTTCTAGCGACAAAAACAATGGCAGAATGTATTACATCTACAGATAACAAGAATTAACGATTATAATTAATTTTTGAAATATATCGTTAATTTTGAAAACTTTTGAAATGTTTTATCAAACTTTAAAACAAATCAGTAATTTTAAAAAACAGTAAAACAAAATCAATTTTTCGTGCAAAGAAACCCCACAACAGTATAGTACCGTTGTGGGGTTGTTTTACTTTTGTGGGTTATTTGTTTTCTTTAGCTATTCTAACAAGTTCATTGACTACAAGTTTTTCAACATAGATAGGTGGTTTTCTTCTTCCATTTTCCCAATCTTCAATAGTACGCTTAGGAATTTCAAGAAGTTCGGACATCTTTGCTTGTGTTAATTTTGCATTTTCTCTTGCTTCTTTGATAGTCAATGTTAACACCCCCATTTCTCTTAAAAAATAAACTTGATAATACCATAAACACAAAGAATAATAAAAGTAATTAGACCTAGCGCTTTTGCGATTGTATATATAAGTTTTATCCATAGTTTCATATTGACATCAACTAACCTTTCATATATAATAATGATGAACCCACAAGGGGTGGGAGGTTTAACCTCCCATAATAGTTATTAAACTTTTGATTGATAGAACTAGAAGGGTTGCTGTTCCAAGTAGTTCTATAATTTTCAAAAGGAGCTTGTTAAGTTGTTCTAGCAACTTAATGAGCTTTTTTATTTTCTCAATCAAATTAATCACCTCCTTTAACTGTCTATATTATATCACGCATTGCGTTATTTGTCAATATATTTTTTGTAATTTATTGTAAAATTTAGAAAAATAAAACACATAGTAAAACTACTATGTGTTTAGTGTTTATTATAATTAATACAACAAATAAACAACAAAAATTTTTAAAAATCGCATATATAAGCCATTAATAAGCATTTGTGTTTTGACTGTTAATCATGATGTCACTGGTTCGAGCCCAGTTGGGGGAGCCAAAGAAAACAGTAGGTTATTTAACCTACTGTTTTTCTTTTGTCTTTCTTTAATACATTACTATGGGC